GAGTAGTACGATTCATTGAACGGAATTCTTGGATTACTCATGGTGTTACCTTTTTGAACTTCTCTCGCATGTGATGCGGTTCTTTCTTGCATTTGATGCGGTACGTCCACACGTGGCGAGCAACTGCGTTGTAGGTGACGTCCAGTTCGTCGGCAATCTCTTGGCGCGTCCGCTCTGCGTACCATTGCGGGTCTTTGGGCCAGTCGATAAATTTGCGAAACGGCTTGATGGTTAACCCGTGCTTTTTGCAATGCGCTTGGATGGTGTCATTGTTGGTGTTGAGTATCTTGGCAATCTCCACCGACGTGCGCTCAGCGTAGAACTGCGGGTCCGTTGGCCAGTCGACGAAGCGGTACGCTCGATGTAGTTTGATGCCGTGTTTTCGCGTGTGGTGCTGCACAGTGGTTACACACAGCCCAAGCTCGTTGGCAATTTGTTGCGAAGTGCGTGCAGCGTAGTACGCCGGGTCTGTTGGCCAGTCCGTGCGGTACCTGGTCCCCATGATGGCTCGCTTCGTCTTGTATCCCCAGCGGTACACAAAGCTCTTGACGAAGGTGAGCTCTTGCCCCACCTCGTTGGCAATCTCGGTCACGGTGCGCTCTTTGTACCACTGCGGATCGCGTGGCATCATTGCAGACTTTGTATAGGGTCGCTGAGGCCGTCGAAAGCTGGTCAACCGCGTGTCATCGATGCGCAGTGGTAGCACGGTGCCTTTGTGGCTCATGGTCATCACTTCGGCGTAGTGGTACTTCACATCTGCGATATCGATGTTGAGTGCGTTGGCGATGTACCAGAGCGGGTTGTTGCTTTGGAGCGTGGCTATGACGTCGTCAGTGTAGCGTAGGTCATCTCGGTGAATCATAGGAATGTCAACTGCCCTTCTTTGCGCTGATGGCGTTTGACGTTGTCCGAGTAGGTGCCGTCAAAGTCGCCGTCTTTGAATCTTCGTGTGATGTCGGTGACCGCTGCTCGGTGCGTGTTGTGCGCCAAAGTATCGGCTGGTTCATCATGGTGATTGAGGAACATCTTGTATCCGTCAAGCTTGACGATGCCAGTCTCGGAGGAATGCAAAAACGGTGCGATGTGTACGGTCATCCAATAATACGAACCGTTGCGCACGTCTGCGAAGTATTCGCCACTGGTACCGTGTACCTGTTTGCCCTGAGATTCAACGACAATCATAAAATCAGTAGTAGCAAACTCCGTGCGTTGACAATACAGAAACCGACCCCATAGCGGTATGATTTCAGCGTTTGCCTGTTCTTTGATCGTAAACGTGCGACTCATAGGTATCCCTCCTGTACTAAGAAGTGCCAACGTTTGATGCGGTCAACCGACATCCCGAGACGCTTGGCCGCTTCGTAGCGTGATGCGCACTCTTTGAGGATTGCGCGTTGCTCCTCGGTAATCACGGTCTTGACCGTCGGTTTGCGAATGCCCAGTTTGATGCGCCACTCCCACACGGTTGCCGCGTGATAGCCCAGCGCTTTGCCCACGCGTACATTGCTAAACTTTGACCGAAGAAGCGCCATTGCCGACGGTGTAAGTCGCAACTCTTTGGAAATCCTTGTACCGATGTGCCGTCGGCGTAAGCGCTCCAACGTGTTGTACGAAATCTTGAACCGCTTGGCGAGCTTCTTTGAAGTGGCCGATGATTTGAACGCATTGAGCATCTCCGGGGTGACTTCGTGCGGACTGCGCCGCTGCTCGCGAGGTACAACGGCTTTGCGCAGTATGGATATCCAAGACTGGGTCGTTCCGTGCTTCTCTGCCATTGCGCGCTGGGTCATCTTCTTGTTGAAGAGGTCGCGGCGAAACTCTTCGCCGCGACCCTGTACGTACCGCTCTGCGCTCTCGGGGTTGTATTTCATGTCTTCGGCCTCTTCGCTGCGAATTGCTCCGCGATTCGCATTGCACCTTCGACGGTGTCAGCGGTGAAAGCGTGTTGTGCTTTGGTTTCCTGTGTGAAGACGTCGACGCGAAACCGTCCAGCGTAGGTCATGGCGCAGGTGAAGACGAAGGTGCGAGACTTCGTCTTGTGCGTTGCTTTGATGCGTGAGCCGTCGCGAACCCATGTCAGAACTGGCATTCTTTGCGGTTCCCTTCTTTGCGCAGTGCATCGACGTACGCCAACGCAGAGTCACGGGTATAGCAAAGTTTGATGCTGGCAGATCCATCGGCGTGCTCGGCCTCGACTTCGTAGTAGTGCCCCATCGAGCGAACCCAGACGCGCATCGTCAACCATCGGTAGTACAGTTCTAAGCGGGTCATTACTTGCTCTTTTCTGCTGATGTGTCGATGATGCGCTCGATGTCGACAATCTCCCAATCCTCAGTCTTGTATCCCTTGTAGATGTCGTGTTTGCTGCCGAGGTAATGAAATATTCTTTCGTTTATCCCCGGCGAAAGTTTCTCGTCTTTTTCTTTGACGGCCATCAAGCACGGTGTGTAGATTCCTTCTGTCCATCGAATAGTAAGCTTCACCAGAATCATAATTTCCACCACCAAAGAACAAAGAAAACTAGCCACGCATAAACAAATAACCAGAACATGTCGCGTTTTGTCCCGTACAACAAGACGTGTCCCAAAATTATCCATCCGGTAATTACTGCAAGAACAAGACCAAACATTAAATAAACAGGCATTACTTCCACCTTTCAACGATGGCGGTGCTCAGCATGAACACCGCAGCCATCAAGACAACACCGACGAGCACCGTGGTCATCGCTTGCCCTCTTTCATTTCTTCGTCGCTGATCATGCTGGACTCGTAGAGCATTGCGCAGGTCTTGGTGTACAGCTCGCCGACCAGCTGTTGCAGAGCGTAGTGTCTCAGTTCGTCGGGATGGTTGCGGTACAACAGCACCATCCCTTTGATGTCGACCAGCGCCCGCTCTGCCTGCACTGCGTACTCTTTGATGTTGTTGATGTGTGTCTGTTTCACAGCATTTGCTCCTGCACTGGCATGGTGTCAATGTGCTCGATTTGCTTCACGATAGACTGTGCGGTTTTCGCCATTGTGGCAATATCTTCGTAGTGTGTGTGCGCATCAAAGTGCGTGTCCGCACGTTGCGCTTGCGACAGATGCGTGCGTATGCGCTCGTTGATAATCGCGATCCGGTCAGTGAGTTCTTGTCGTTCAATGCGGCGTTTAGTGTTGCTCATCGCTCGCCCTCCTCATGCTCTTTCTTGCGTTGCTCGATAACCCGGGACAACTGTGCCATCCTCGCCATCAGTGCGGTGTACCGTTCTTTCTCACGTTGCGTCAGGTACGCCACCAAGCGTTGGCGCAACTCGCGAACCTCTGCGCTGATTTGCATCAGGTCAGCGTCAATCGTTGGCTTATTCATCGATATCACCGTTGAAGACTGCGCGCACCCAGTGCGTATCACATTGCATATCGGCGTGATGCTCGGTCTTTTCGTAGCGAAACGAACAGCCACACGGTGCGGTCAGCGTGATCGAGCCGACGGTCGACCGTCGCACCGTGTCGAGGAACAATTGTTCCATCGTCATGATTGCCTCATGTGTGTACGTTGCGGAGCCGTTGCGGTTTGGTGTTGCAATCTTGACGCGGTACGTCGCCGCCTGCATTGCCCACACCCAAACCAATAATCTGTTCTCCATCGCCATGCCTTTCTGTGTAACAAATTCCCACATCGCTATATTACCGTATACACATTCATCTTGTCAACTCCTATCTTTGACGATTTTTCGACGAGTTTCTGCAATGCTACAATGAAGGTGCAACAACAGCCGGTCATTAGATATCGTAATCAAGCCCGACTGTAGGCTCTGCTCAGTGACGACTGGCTCGATGGTTGACGAGCGTGCACCTAACGGCAACCATTGCGCAAACAGCAGATACCAAGAGGCCCCGCATCTTAATCGATGCGGGGCTCTTTGCATACACCAACGCCGCCCCATGTTGGAGCGGCGTTGATGCAGATGACCGTCAGCGGGAAAGGCACCGCGTACGACGTCCTAATTGTATCACCGCGATGCAGTTCTGCCAAGAATAGGACACCGCGGTGATGCGATCATTGTACTACGGTCTCGTTGGCCATTGCGTCACATTCCACACGATGTTTGCGGTGATGTCTCGCAGTTCTTGACGATAGACGCGCCACGCTTCCACCTGCGCCTCGGAAAGATTCACATCGGGCAATTGCGTGTAGTCAGAATTTACGAGCCGTAGATTGCGTTCTGTGCGAAGTGCCTGCATGGCCTGCGCTTCGGTGTACGGACGGTCTTCGACGTCGGCACCGTCGGGAAGTACTGCATACTCTTCACCGTACTCATCGAAGTACGCAAACGTGATGTTCTGTGGATCGTAGATTCGGTAAATCATAGCAGCACCATGTGTAAGATAGGCGACTCGCCTGCGCTGTCTTCGGTTACTAATTGTAGAGTGTGCGTTCCGGTCGTGGTCGTTGCTTTGTACTGAACGACGTCGCCGGCTTTGAAGAACTGACAGATAGTGTGACTAAATGTAGCATCTTTAAACGCACCGGAGCCCATCGAACACACTTGCACCGAATTGACCAACAAATCTCCGTGTATCGTGTCGCGTGTACTCAAAGAGCCGATGACGGTTATCTTGTAGTAGCCCGCCATGGGCACCGTGATGGACGAGCCTGACCTCGTCATGTCTCCGCCGCTGTCTATGACGGCTTGCCATGTCACTATGACACCGGCCGTGGTGATGCTGAGCGTCGCTGTGCGGGTCAATGAGATGAACACCGCAGTATCACTGCGCTCTGCGGTGCTCATGCGATCACGCATCAGTTGTGCTTCGTCAGTTTGCAGCCAAGTCAATGCGCACCTCCTCGACTCCTTGCGAATTCATCGACAACGATACTGCAAAGATTTTGCGCGTGATGGTCGTTGTACCCGTGGTAATGACGCTGACCAAATCGCCGAGGAAATAGTCTCGACCGTAGCGCCACGCTGCAGACTGTAATAC